ACTAATGGCGATGGTAAAGTATCTAAGGAAGAAGAAGCAATGTACTTGGAATTCAAGCGAAAAGAACTTGATGACCAAGATGCTATGCGAGATGCACAGAGGACAATGACTTGGTTTGCCCTATGGGGTCTATTGTTATACCCTTTCGCAGTTGTTCTTGCAGCATTGGCTGGATTGAATGAAGCTCAGTCAACTCTTGGTTCTATGGCACCAACATACTTTGTAGCCGTAGCAGGTATTGTAGCAGCATTCTTTGGTGCACAGGCCTTTACTAAAAAATAGGAATGACAGATGAAAGATAACCCTACACCACCTGATAATCAAGGCGATCCATTTGCTAACCTGACAAAGGAGTTGCAGGAACAGAATACTCTGTCCAAGGCAGCTGCAGACAATCAAGCTTTATCAGATAACTTACAGAATCAACTATTAAATGACTCCGTTAAGTTAAGTGATGAGCAAAGAAAGAGTATGGAAGAAATGATCCGAACTCTACAGTCTAAGGATCCTGCCGATTTAGAAAGGCAGAAAGAAGCAAGGGCACATGCAGATAATGTATTAGAAGCTTTAGAAGGTATCTTATCTAACACTGAAGACCTTGGCAAGATTGACGGTCCGGTTGCTGGTGTAAGTGCAGCATTACTTGCCATCCCAGTTGCACTATTGGCATTGGGTGCTGGGTTCGCATTGGGTGTGGCAGAATCATTTACTAAAATTATTAAGGTATTCACTAAGGTAATATTCAAAGCAGTGAATGCTGTAACTAAACTTTTCGGAATTGATCTTGCTAAGATCGGTAAGGGGTTAGGTAAATCCATCTCCGGATTCACTAAGAGTTTAGGCGCATCAATTAAGGGTCTCGGTACAGGAGCATCGGCACGTATTGCAAAGATTGCAGATAGTATTGGAGATGTATTTAAGCCTCTAACTAAGGGTTTAACCAATATCAAGAGGGCATTCACTGCAGGATTTGCAGGATTAAAAACATTTAGAACAGCAGTTGGCCAGTTTGGTAAAGCAGGGTTACTTGGTAAACTGGGAGGATTATTCCAATCTCTTACTAAACCCTTTAAAGCTATAGGTGGTGCAGTTAAGAGCCTTAAGGACTTTGTACTAGCCCCAATTAAGGCCGTAGGCACGAGTCTGCGTTCTCTTAAAGGTGCGATTCCTGGTGGTGGTGTATCCAAACTAATGAAACCAGTAACAAGTACTCTTAAAACAATCTTTGGTGTTATTAAGAATGTTGCTAAAGTTGCGGGTGGTTTCGGTAGAACACTAGGTAGATTATTCTTACCAATCACGGTTGTCATGGCTCTATTCGATACATTTAAAGGTGCCATGGCCGGGTTTGATAAGTACTCAGAAAAAGGTTTCCTAGAAGGAATTATCGGTGGCTTGTTTGGTGGTATAGCTGGATTCCTTAAAGGTTTTATTGGTCTTCCATTAGACCTATTAAAGGATGGCATATCGTGGATTGCAGGTAAGTTAGGATTTGAGAACTTCTCTGAACAACTCGATTCATTCTCATTCTCTGAACTTATAGGTAATCTGTTTACTTCTATCACTGATACTATTGTAGGATTCATAGGTAGTATTAAAGATTCTATTGCTGATATCGGCATTGGTGGTTTAATTCAGAATGTTGCTTTAAACCTATTAAAGATATTTAAGAAGATTGTTACATTCCCGTCTGCAGTTGCATCAGGCGCGATGCATGCAATTGCAGCAGCTATGCCTGGAGGTGAGACTCCGGGTGAAGCATTCATGAACGGATTTAACAAAGTATTTACTATGGGCGACTCTGCTATAGACTCTATGAAAGTCCAAGGTGATGGCCTTAACGAGAAAGGCGAAGAGATTAAAACTATGTCTGGTGAGAATGAGTTAGAGAAATCATCTGCTCAACCAACAGTTGTTTCTGCAGTGAATGCTGTAACATCAGATAACTCTACTACTAGGGGTGGGGATACGTATGTTATGTCACCTAGTAAACCTAATAGAAGTAGAGAAGCATTAGCCAGTAGATAAAAAAAGGGACTCAATTAAGAGTCCCTATAACCTGTCAACAGGTTTATCCTAAGGCAGGATTCTTTAGTTCTCTTTAGCCAACTTAGCAAAGTATGATAAAGTATCATCTTCATCATCACTTGAGGCGGCAGCATCCATGACTGGAGCAGCAGTTGCAGTCGTTGTCATTGGAGTTTCATTAACTACATTCATTGCTGGCATTTCCATAGATGGAGCACCGGCATCAACTCCTAGAACCTTATTCATTTTAGCTTTCAGTTCATCATAAGTTTTGTAGTTCTCTGGCTTGAGGAAATCTTGCAGAGAGTATAGTTTCCCATACACATCTTCTAGTCTCTCTTCATCACCCTCAAATAGTGAGGCTGGTTTAGCAAACTCTGACTTGTCATAGTTAACCCACCCTTCTACTTTACGGATCTTAATTTTAAACTCAGCACCTTCCCAGAAGTCGTAAGGATTGATAGGAGTCTCGTCTTCAAATGCAGGCTGCATTGATTCCATAATCTTATCAAAGATTTTCTTACCGAACTTATAAAGGAATATTTTACCTTCGTTCTCTGGGTTACTAGGATCTGAAACAACGAGGATATTACTTACATAGTGTAACCTGCGCTTTCGGTCTCTAGCAACGGCTTTATCTTCATCCCGGCCAGAGTTCCATAGTAGACCGTTAGCTTCACTTACTGGATCATCTTGACCAATTGAAGTTAAAGAGTTTTCAATGTACCAAAGACCAGTAGGACCTTTAAAGCCATGATCCCAATACCTTACCCAAGGAAGGTCTTCACCCTCTTGTGCTGGTAAGAATCGGATTACGGCATAACCGTTTCCTGCTTTATCTCTGGTTGGTTTCCAAAACCTATCATCACCGTAACCGGATTTTGAATCTGTTTTAGTAGATACTGCTTCTGCAGCTTTTACGAGTTTGTCGATTGACGAGCCTCGTGAGCTCTTTAGGTTTGCAAATGACATTTATATTACTCCGTTGTATATGCATTGTATTACGGTATTATTACCGTTTCTATTGTATTTCACTTTATTCATAATTATAAGTACATTATACATCAAACAAACACATTTGTCAACAACTTCATGCATTTATCTTTGTTATAATTTACAAATGGGGTGTACTTTTCAATCTTCCGTTTAGTATCAGGCCACATAATAGTGTCTGTTATCTTCTCAGATTCTTTTCCAATAAACCCAAATATGGAATTCAGAATGACAACAGTCTCTAAACTAATTTCTTCCTGCATCCATAACTTAATGACCAAGGGTAGTTGTCCGTCTTCACTCTTAAAGTTCTGATCAAACATCAAACCCTGTTCATTAATCCTATTTATATCAATTGAGAATACACGGTGTATTGATTCATGTATTCTCTTATGATCTAAATAATTCCTTTGTCCGTCTTCATTAATCATATCACCTACATACCCAACTCCATTTTTGAAGTTGGATACAAAGTATGTTAACAAATCCTTCTCATAGTTCTTTGCCACTTTAGCAAAGAAGTACTTATCCCTTCTCTTAAAAAAGGATTGAGCAGACACATTTGATTTATAATTATATTTGATTGCATCGTACCCGTCAGTTTCAAAGTGAAGCTTGAGTGCGTTATATAACTTATAAGAATCAAAAGGGTCCATCATTACGCCATAACGCTCTCGTATAAGGCTTCAACATCTTCTACCGCGCCTACTACTTCTAGTAAGTTTTGTTTGTGGTAGATATCTGCCATCTTTTTAAGATGCTTCTTATCAACTTCAACTTCATCTACACAAGAATTAATGGCTTCTCTAATGAAGTCACGTTGTGCTTCCATCTGGGTTTTAGCATTACTGATCTCAATAACACAATCCTTGATGCGCTTCTTGTCAACGGCAGATGAAGGTATAATCACATTAGTCATAATATTTCCTATAGGGGTAGTTTATTAGTTTGCTTAATTCTAAGCAGGTTTAAATCTGTAGCTTCCGCTTCGATTTTTTGTTTAAGGGATTCAGATAAAAGCCTATTTAAACTTTTAAAATCCATTCCTCGTTCTTCTATGATGTAAGCAGCTGCCTCTATATAAGACAGATCCCTACTCTTTGCAACAAGTCCTTCTACCGCGGTAGAAAACCTCTTCCTCGTCATAATCTTTTGTTCAATCATATGTTCCTTATATTACCCTAAGTAGTACGCAGTCTTTATTGATCCGACCGTTTGGCACACTTATCTTAGTGGTGAGTTTATCCCAGACTCTCTTGTCCATCTGTTTGGGGGTGAGTTTTAATATTTCTGGTAATACATCCTGAGGCTTTCGTAACCTAGATGTTTTGGATAGGGTATCATCAAAGTTCTTAATAGTACTACCCCTTATCTCAAAACCCGTAGTAGACGTAGTTACATACTGTGTGAGCGCCTTCTGTTTAGTGTTGTAGACCCATAACATCTCTTTAGTCGGTATCAATACGGGATTAATAGAAGTGACTTTGGACTCGATATGTTCCTGCAAGTACTGTAACTTGGCAACTTGTAGATCGGTTGATTTAGGTTTCTTAGCTCTAGGTATCTTAACAGCTTTGAAACTGGTCTTCAACTTCTCTAGGTCAGCAAAGATACCATCCATTAGGTTCAGCATCTTCTTCTGACGTCTTGGGGATATATGAGAGTATGCTTCAACCGCTTGCTCACACGTCTTGTTATAAGCATCGAACACTAAGTCATATTCAAATTGAATCTTGGCCTTGAATGCATTGATCACATTACTTTTAAGGCCATGTTTTTTCCATAGGTCGTACACATTAAATTCTGGTTTAAAGTCGCCTACCATCCAAGAGTCAATTACAATATCGGACCAGTCTGCATGAATGGTCTCCATCATGTTATTGTAGGATCTTTTTGCGGGACTTATAAAGGCCGGTGCATCAGCTGCAACTACTTTCTTTTCTATAGCAACTTCTTTACCAGCAATAACCATTGCATTTAAATGTTCTGAAACTCTTTCTAGGTAGATATCTTCATGGTTCCACCCACGAAAGTATAGTTTCGTTATAGCTCCTACACCATAATTCAATTCCCAATCAGAGAGTGTCTTGAGAGCATTGATTTGTTCTTTATCAAAGTTCAATACTTCTTTGGCATACTTTAAAGTAGTCCCAGTATAGTCTTTTGGTTTTGAATAGTAATTGTACCATTGAGCACCGCGAGTCCATGCTGCTGACCGAGCTGATGCATCTGCCGGCGGTGGTGTATTTTTATCCCACCATGGTTCAGGTCCCATATACTGGTCATCAATAGTGACTCTGTTCTTGCGGCCTTTTACTCTGGCCTTCTCTAATGTTTTACTTACCATAACTTACTCCGTATGTAGTATGTGTATATTATACTACATTTTTATTGATGTGTCAACCCCCCTAGGAGCAGAAACTCATCATCAGGGGGTTAACTGAACTTAGGCTGGATATTTCTTTACACCAAGTACGTAATTCTCTGCGGCATCTTCTGCGTACCGTACGTTCTTATTTTCGTACCATTCAATACCTAAAGAGCTATCATCTATGTAAAACTTACATCCATAGTAATTCTTTGTTAGGCCTGACGTCCTCAAAACAGTTGCTTTGAGATTTTTTTCTTGATAGGAAGATACTTCCATATAGGTAGACTTCATGTTATTCTCCATCTTTCTTTGGTGTTCTCTTAATAGTCGTCTTGACTTCTCATAGCTTCATATGTTTCCATTATGGAACTACCCGCAATAAAGTCTTGGGTTTCTTTGTCAGAGTAGTACATAACCTCTGGCCTAAATGCTTCCAAACTTGATGGGGCTTGATGGCCAGCTTTTTTCATTGACCTGGTCAATTTCTTGTGAAGCTTCATTTCTTCTTTGATAGACTTCTTTCTGATAGCAACATTTCCAATTGCTTTTCTAATTTCACCCTTCTCAGCGGCCGCTTTGATCATTTCAATTCTATTCATAATTTAAATCCTTATTATTTAGTATGGGTATATTATACTATGGTTCTACCAGTTTGTCAACACTTTTCTGAAATTATTTTTGTGATATCTTCAATAGTAATTCTATACTCTCTGCCATTTACATCGGTTACATCAATAGTTCTCTTAGTGGTCTTCAGGACCCAACCGTCTTTAGCTAGATCATTGCCTATTTTACTTACCGTAGATAAAGGGCCGTCACGGTCTTCAACATCTTCATTCAGTGCAGGTTTAACCACGGTATGAGCAATATAATCGCAATAAGATAAACTGGTGTTCATGCAGCGGCCTCTAATATGTGTTTGCATTTATGTCGGAATTTAAAACCAGGACATGAACACTTCTCATCTTTAACATAGTATGTGTTACCCTTAGAACCTTTTACTGGTGTGCCGCAGTCTTCATCATCAATGGTTCCTAGCTCTTTGAACTTCCTACGTGATGTAGAAAACTGTTTCATTGGTTTAGTGAATTCTTTATAAGCACCACCTTTGGGCATATAAGCAACTAATTGACCTTGTTCGTTTACATAGTAAGTACCATTAGAAACATCATCGGTACCCCAGTCGGTTACTTCTTTAAGAATTCTAATCATCTATTTGACCCATACTCGGTTATAACGGTGTGGAAAGTTCTCGCAAGTATACTTGTCAGACTCGATAAAGTTAACCACCTTAACACACTCACCAGATGAGTAACTTGTATGAACTTCTGGAATGTCAGTTGCAAATGATATTGCAGAAATTGCTGCAACTCCTACAATAATTCCCACGATAATACCCTTTAGTACGTTCATATAAATCTTCATAATTTAATTCCTTATCTTTATTTCTTAATATGGGTATATTATACTACAGCTCATACCTTGTGTCAACACGTTCTTCATTTATTTTTAGAACATTTAGTTATAAGGGCCAACATTTTTGGTATAAGTCAGCCTGTCTACGGTATGCCTCGAGTTCCCATGGTTGGTTCTCATACTTGTAACCACCAGCGTTGCGGCCTTTCCACTTCCATACACTATTCGCGCTAGATACATCTAATTCTTTTCGGAAGAACTGTTTCACATGAACCATTTCATGAGCTAGAGTCTCCATCATATCAGCATAATCCAATTTCTCATCTTCGCATTTACGTGCAATATTGATCTGAGCAAATCCTTCTTTTTCATCAACCCAAGCATCACCAATCAGGCCTTCTAAGTCTGTAACAAAGTTGAGTTCAATGAGTTTTCGATGCATCCGGTTTATACCCAATTCCTTACATAGGTTGTATACATACAAGTCTATAAGTCCGGAAGCCTTTCCTTTTATCTGACCGGTTATAATCAACATGGGCATAGTCTTTTCCTTGTTAGTGGCCGCGCGGCCATGGCCTGGATCCAGTATTGTTTGTCTTGATTTGCATAAACTCGTTACTGCTCTTAGCTTCTGCAATATATTCGTCTGATGCACATACTCGGATACCGTTTTGCAGTACACAAATATCATACGGCTCAATGTCAGTAACTTCGAGCCAGTTGTCTGTGTCGTTTAGTCGAACAAAATCACCAATAAATACTATCACTTGTAAATCTCCTAACTGTTTAAAGTTTAACTATTATACTACTAACGAACGCCAGTGTCAACACTATATTGCGTATGCATCATTCTTTTTTAAGAACCAACGCTCCAGTATCGGGCCGCCTTCATCTTCATCTACAATCACATAGGCCACTGTTTTCTTGACGTTAGCATACCGCCACCCGGTGTCTCCGCCGATTCGTTCACCACCAACCCATACCTTGTGGGGGTAATTTTCTATCAAGCTAAGAGAGTAGGCGTCCTGCTCTTCGTTCAGACTATATTCAAAGTTGTTACCGCAGTCCTTCTCAATGAAGTTTCCGATAGGTTTCTCTGTGTAAGTATAGTATCCCATGTTCTTCTCTCTGATCGGTTAATATGTATATATTATACTACTATATACGCCTTTGGTCAACACCTTTCTTAGAACATTTTGGAATAATATTATAACCTAGGAGCATATATGGTTATAAGTTCATCTTTACCTTTTACCTTGATATTACCAATCTCTTCGCATATATAGCTCTCTGGAAGTTGGTCTCTAGTGAAAGAGGATATGATTGTTTTGTACTCTACGTACTCACCCCTAGCGGCGGTAGCCTCTAGTCTTGCTGCAAGGTTAACAGCATCTCCTATAACAGAGTAATCAAATCTCGACTCACTGCCCATATTCCCAACAATACAATCACCCGTATTAACACCAGTACCTACATTAATATCTGGAAGTCCCCTCTCTTGGTATATCGTTTTAAGTTCATTCGTCTTTGCCTCTATCTCTATTGATGATTTAACTGCCATCTCTGCATGGTTATCGCATGCTATTGGAGCATTCCAGAACGCCATAACACAGTCGCCCATATATTTGTCTATAGTACCACCGTTGTTTAGTATGATTTTAGTCATAGCATCTAAGAATTCATTAACCAATAGCACCAATCCTTCGGGGTCGTCTTTGTTCTTATAGTATTCGCTGATGGGAGTGAACCCACAAATGTCCATAAACAAGAATGACATCTCCTTTCTTTCACCACCGAGTGCTAATAGTGAGGGATCTTTCTGTAACATATAGACCATATCTGGTGATAGGTATGTGCCAAATTGGCCTTTAATCAATTCTTTTAACTTGTATGTGACATAGAATCTATTAAATGTAGCATGAGTGAATACGACAAAGGCCGCTACTGTAGGGAATAAAACATCAAGCAGTAAAAGTTCAGCCATCCAAAAATGATAACCTGCATACATTGCCCCACCCATTAAACCCAGTGATATACAAGCAGACATATAAGTTGGAGTTTGATATACAATAAGTAATATTATTAATGATAGTACTATAATCAACAGAATTTCAATCTGCTCGGCGTACCATGGTCTTTGAATTTGGATACCGTTCACTACAGTAGATATTAGATGTGCTTGAATGTCGTGTGGTAACATAGCACCAGTCGGAGTCGGGACTGGGTTGACTAATCCACCTGCACTCAATCCTAGAATGATTATCTTTTCATCCGGTAGTGGGTCTCCAAATGATATACGTTCATATTTGTTCCAGTATGCTATTTGAACATTAGAGTTCGGTGTTGTATACATTGGTGGCAGAGTACCCATTCTTACCCACTCAACACCCGCTTCTTTAATCTTAATTGCTAGGTTAGGCTGAAACTCCCACACTCGTAGTATCTCTAATGCGACTGAAGGATATAGATGACCGTTAGCCATTATTGCTAAAGGTGATTCTCTCACTATACCATCTACTGAGGGAGCAACCGATACCGTTCCAACTCCGTCAGCATCCTCGGCAACAACAGGGTTTCTCATTCCGGGATAAGCATACAACCAATCGGTTGGATCACCTTTACCTAGTTTCCCGAATCCCCTACTAGGTTTTTCTCCTTGGGGTTTACTACTAACGAACGATGATAATATAACATCTCTTTCTGCCATGGCTATAGCTAATTCGTGATCTTTGCCGAACCTATCATCCTCGGTGAATCCCATATTAAACACATAAGCATTATTTTCTGGAGATTGATTTAACCAATCTGCATATAAGTCCCTACTAAATGGAAATTGACCAAACCTATCTAATGACTTTTCGTCTATATCTACTATGACTATGTTATCTGATTTAATTGGTTCTTGATATGATTGTAGAGAATCAAAGTAGTTTAACCGAAACTGTTCGACTAATTTTGGATTCATAACTCTTACTGTTACTAATAATGCTATAGTGAGTAATACTACTTTCCAGTCATACATTAGTTTTGTGTAACCGACACAGAGCAACCACCTATAGTAAGACAGTTCTGTATTAAGTTATAACTCTTACTTGGGCCGCCTGCCTGTATTAAACTTAAGCTAGTAGGTGATGTGCCATCAAGAGTTACTGTGGCATTATGAGAACCGTAATGTTGATGGATACTTACCGCGTTGCCATCATTATTAATAGTTAAATCTAAATCTTTAGAGCCCGATCCCGCTTGTGTAAAGAACACAGAGTTATTATCACTATTAATATCTATTAGTAAATCGTGGTCTGGATTAGCACTACCCGACTTTTGTCCACCACGTATTCCATTATTACTACCATCAATATTGATTTCCATATTATGGCCTGCATCTTCGTGGGTATCTCTGCTGCATTCTGTGCTATTAGAGTAATAGAATTTACACCCTTGACCTACATCAACAGCATTATTATCCCCATCAATATCAATCCATATTTTATTTACGTCAGTACTATTAGTGTTATTCCATTGTTCTACTACTACTTGGTTATAGTCGCCACTAATGCCCTGAGATTTTTTAAGTATTTCGTTTCTATTACCTTCTTGTAGGATATCTGTATCCAATTGATACCCGTCTAATACTATATCTATCATATTGTTATCACCTTCTTGTCGGTATCCTAACATAAGGTTATCACCAGTCTGAGTTACATATATCTCATTATCACCATTGGCTGGTTGACATGATACTATAAGATAAGCAACCCAAAACGATATTGCTGTGCAATTTAAAAATCTGTTCATCATTGTATCTGTGTGATATTAATTATAATACCCTGACCATCTCCTAATATTATTGCTGATTCTTTTTGACTTGATACTGTTCTAATCGTAGCAGATTGTGAAAGTAACATACTTATACTTATAACTCCATCAACATTCCTAAAGAATTTTACGGTATTAGCACCCTTATCAATTATACTGTTGTATTGAGTATCTGTATCGAATCCAATTTTAGTTCCCCTAAGGTCTATATTATTTTTTAAAGCACTTCTATCTAAACCGGTTTCCTTATCTAATTCTTGGAGAACATCTAATACGTCTTGTAGAAAATCAACATCCAAGTAATCAATATCTAGCTCACTAAATTCTAAATCATCATATTCTAGGTAATCGGTTTCTAACTCATTAAATTCTAAGAAGTCAACGTCAAGTATATTACCAGAATCTTTATCTGCTATAATACCTTCTTGTTGTTTCACTGCTTTAATCTCTTTAGGCTCTGAAACAATGAATATATTACTGATCATACTAGTGTCAATACCAGATAGTATTACGGGTGAGCTAGGAGCACGGTCGTATGATGATATAATAGATGCTTGATATGCTTCTTCTAGGGTTACAGTACCACCAGCATTGCTTATGATAATTTTACCTGAAGACAAACCAGTCTTTTCATCTGGTAGTAAAATAATAAGTGATTGACCTATCTCATCAATGGTTGTAGTAAAGTCAGTACCGAGTATAGCTATCTCAGCAGTTGGTGTTGATAATTGCACATTGGATTTTTTAATTCTTTTCCCACGGCCTGAGGTAAACCTAGCAGTTCCCTGTACCATACGAATTGCCATCTTAGATTTAGATGGGTCTGGATCATAATATGCTTTATCTATGTAGATACGAGTGTGTTCTATAATAGACAGCTCTTCTTCATCTAAGAACTCAATCAGCATTCTACCATTACCAGTAACGGCAGTATCATTTAATTCTATATTGGGTACCGAAGAACCCGATACTGTAATCTCTTCACCACCACTTCTAACCAGTGATGCAACTCCATTCTGTTCAGTAATACCTCCTATAGATTCGGCGTTAACCGAACCTATAAGAAATATGCTAGTTAGCGTCAGACTGTATAATATTAATGTCGGAATGTGTTGTATTGAATGTCGCATCAAGTATTGCATTGTTCGTTACCCCAACAGTTGAGCCAGTGTCTTGGCCTACAAATATAAAGTTGTAATCACCAGTTACTGCAACAGTTTGATTGTTATCTGAACCATCTTCCATTGTGGTTTGAATCCAGTTATCTGAACCAGTTACATCCCAATTGAATGTAGCATTAGTTGAATTAACAAATACATTTAAAGTGTTATCAGATCCGACAACATCTAAATCCATATTCAAACTATCTGCAGATCCTTCAGTTGGCGTCCATGAACCCCAATATGCAGTTTGTCCTGAAACCGTTCTCGACCAAACACTACCACTTACCGTCCAGAATGCTTCTGGATTTGATTGATTCCATAATGGTGTAGATATATTATAAGTATCGTCAGCATTACCTGCTCTGAATACTATAGTGTTAGTACTACCAGTTATAGCCGAATCGATTGTCATTGTGTCAGCCGTATTAGCCACACCTATCTTTTGGTTCCACAAGTTATAATCGCCAGTAATAAAGTTGTTGATAGTAGAACCAGTAGTGTCCATAGTACCAAACATTTTATTATAATCTCCATCAAGTAATATATCCAAGTATGAATCGGAAACTGTCATTGTCATATCAATGGACGTTCCACTAAAGTTATCGCCACCATACTTGTTACCAGCACCAATTTGTTGAATAGTAAGCTCAACATTGTTACCAGACTGTTCAATAAATATTTCATTATCATTCGCATCGCCTGCAATTGCATTAGACATTGATATAAGACCAAACATCACAAAAATGTAACTTTTATTCATGTTCATCCTCTTCTCCTTTTGTCGGATGTCCTTCGTTTGTACCATCGTGCTGATGGGGGTGTCGATGACCATCCTTTATTACCCAGTAACCTCTATCGTGGCCTTGGTATATTAACTCTAGTACTGCTTCTTCGATTGCTGCACGTGTTGCATAAGTAACGCTCTCGTTAAAACTACTACCATCTTCAATTTCGATTAATTTAGTATCCATATCAACAAATCGAAACACATCATAACCACCACCTACAGACAAGATAGATTTTTTAGTCTGTACGTTCAATAAAATTTCACCAGTAAGAGTTGAGGTTGCCCTTAAACTTATGATTACTGAATCCCTCTTATACTTGACAGATGAACCAATACCTAAGTATCTTGCACCCCGTCCACCACTTCTGATGTTGGAATCATATCCTATAATACCACCATCAATTATAATACCAGCAAAGAGTAATGGCTGCAGCTTCTTATCTTCTGTTTTTTTCTCAAACTCTTCTCTCGCCGATCTGATAATCTGTCTTTCTTTAACTAAGTTATCCAACCCAGTTCTTTCTACTACTCGGAACCAAGTACCCTTTCCTGCAGTTTTTAATGCATCAATTACAAATGCCTCTGCACCTTGTGTCACTGCGGTAGAGAAATCTGCAAGATTCTCCCTACTCTTTCTTTGACCTGTTAAATCTTTAAAACTGTAAACTGCAACAATAGGTCTTTCTTTTGCAGCTGGCAGATTAGACAATCTTTCAGAAGCTGGTAATGTCACTACCTCAGCCTCTTCTAAACATTCTCCAAAGGCTGTCATAAATTTTGTAGTACAACTATCCTCTACTGAAGGTATACCAGCACATCCTGTTAATAATAGCAGAAATGCCACATACCCCAAACGCATTAGAACGAACCCGAACCGACGGGAACATCGAGTGTAGTAGTAGTTCCATCATCACTAAGTACCGTTATTCTAATGATGTCCGTTCCATCAGAGCCAGCGCCTATAATAGTTTCATAAGTAATAGAGTTACCCTCTATTTCAAAGAATCCTTCAGTAGAGCTTTCAGTATTACCAAACATATTATCAACTAACTGTTTAGCAATCTGTGCGTATATTCTACTCTCTAAGTTCCTTAAAAACTTAGCTTGGGTTGTGTTATTAGCTTCTCTTTCTGCTTTCTCTATGGCAGCTTGCACATCTTCCTGTATCTTGTCTTTTCGTGACTTCTCTTGGTTCTCAATAGTTAAATAGTGGGCAGAAGCGCCTTGGCCACTAAATGACGGACTCTTAAACTTAAATACTATACCATCGGCCAAGACTGCTTGTGATACAAAATATAAGGCTATTACTAGTATGCCTAAATTGGTTCCTGTTATTTTACTTTTCATTCTCACTTTCACTTTTCTTTTTCTCATTTTCTTTATACTCTAACACTACATTCACTTTTTGCTGTAATCTAATTAAGTCTTGATCGAGCATTCGTATTCTATCAATAACTCTAATAAGTGCAAAATGCATTTTTGCTAACTCTGGTTCTATATTGTTACTAATGAATTTCCAGATATAGAATAGAAAATAGCCAAAGCCCACACAGGCAACTATAGGGAAACCATATTGTTGTATACCCTCTACTAATACATTAGCTTCTTCCATCAATCTCTCCGTACATCAACTTTGCCATCTTCAACAAAGTTCTCTGCTCGTGCAACTCTTTCTATGTCGGGTCTTAATTCTAAAGCTGAACTGACCAACATATCAATCTTGATCATTTCATTAGCCATTGTTCTGGCTCGGTTTTCTAAGGATTCACAAAACATAGTGAGGGTCTTAATCTTATCAATCAGACCTTCTAATATTTGTTTAATAATGAGGAAAATAAAAGCGCCCATGGCAAAGGCCCCAGCAATGGGGGCACCGACCTGCGCAATTATTTCAAAGATTTCGGTCATACATGTATTTATAACATGTATGACCTAAGATGGGTAATTACTGTGCTACTGCTACTGCTAAAGAAGTTACAAGACCGAGTAAAGTATCTGATGGTGCCTTCTTAATATATAGTACTTCACCAGCGGCCAGGGTTACGTTAGCTAGTACTGCTCCACCTGCAGCCTTCTGAGTGATAACTTGAACACTTGTTTTGTTGTTCAACACTCGTACTAATGTGGCAAAACCAACATTACTATCACTGACTAAATTACCTTCAGCACCTTTTAAATTTATTACCTGTGACATTTCTTCTCCTATGAACTAACTGTATTTAGTTCGGTTAAACTTTTGTGCCAGTCAGAATATCTGTAAAGTCCGACCTTTTCGTCGCACCAAAACCAACCTTTATATTTATGTTTATCTTGTGGAATATTAGATTCTACCTTTAAAGTTTCTCTAATCGTTCCATTAATCTTTCTGCTCTGTTCGTTACTTGTTTGTGCCATCTACTATCTCTGCCTTCTACCGCAGCTCCATTCCAATCACCACTCTGCAGCGCTGCGTTGTGCTTATTAAATTTACTCAAGCGCGTAAGTCCCATATTGAACATCATGTTCGCAATAACTTGTTTTACTTCTTGTGGGTATCCGTCCCACCCTTCATGCAACTTCTTACAGTCTTTGAGTACTGACTGTACATCGTGCTCGAAGCATTCAATTGTTCTTTCTTCCGTGACTGGGGTTCCCACATCTTGGCCAAACTCTGGATCGGATTCAAGGACCAAGTGGCCTATTCCGAAAGTTGCGTAGCCCAGATGGTCTTCATAAATTTCATTTACTAGACCCTCATCAATCGTTAGTGTTTCTCTTAACTGATCTACATCAATATCGGTATCTTTATTCCAAAACATTGTATTATCCCTTTCCTTAAATTTGTATTGTTAGTCCAGATACCTGTATTTTATAGTTGCGATGGTCACCTCGGGAGCATCTTCCGTCCCGTGATATTTCACATCAACCAGCTCAATCCCATCAAAAATATCCGCTCTTGCAACGTGGTAGTTATAGATACTTCCGCCTCTTTGACAACTTACTGAGTAGCCATCCAAGCCTAGAGTATCTCTAACAAACTCCGCAGTCTTTTCTACATACTCTTCGTCGTGCAAAAAGTTCTTGCTGCCTGTAGCATCTTTACCAAACACGCCATAGTTCCATTGTATGTAACGATCATCTTCGGGGTGTATAACACCAGCCCCAATGTGAACGTCCACCCCATCCTTTTGCCAACATGCCACAACAGAGTAGGGACTATCCATATTATTTTGGTAAACCTCCCGAAGCTTCTCCTTCTTGGCAGAATCGCTTTCGGGATTTCCCATGTATCTCCAATCAATAGTAGTTCCAGTCTCCAAGTATTCAAAAGACTGATCAACCAATGAGTCAAAACTATCGGGGAGTTCGGTACACTTAGTTACGGTAATCATGTATTTCTTCCACCGTACATAGTCTTCAATGTTATCTGGTTGGGAGATACTGGAATGTTAGAGTTAACAGTTGTGGTCACTAGTGTTGATTTGGTACGCCTTCGCACTCTGTAGTAGTAGGTTGAAGGCTCAGCCTTACCTCCAGCGATAGTAGAAAAAGCTGTTGCCTGTCTTTGGTACTCATAGTTACCTATCGTAATGGAATCGCCCGTTGTGTAGCTATTATATACATTCACATTGGCCCACCTAATTATTTGGCTACCAATGACCCGCCAATAGTAAGTAGTGGTGTTGCCATAGTACGTCGACCAAGCACCCGCGGCAGTTCCTGTTGTTATTGTTGAAGGTACAAGGCCGCCATTTCTATAGTATTCTTTAAGTGAAATAGGATTACTACCTCCAAATTCACTTTGCACTTGACTTAATGTTATTTGTCCGGACGTTTGTAATGCCATTATTTTATAATTCCCGTAATTAAATTCTCAAACTGCTCGATCTTCTCTACACGGTTTGGCCAGAGTATATATTCTTTCTCTGGATTCTTTTTTAAATTTGTTAAGAGAGGTAGTATAGCGTTATATAGTTTGTTCAATTTCTCTTCTGCTTCATATGCATCTGCAGATGCTGAAGACGCTTCAGATGTTACTTTCTGAACTGCTTCTAATTCGTTCTCATCTACGGCAGTGAAGCCGAAATCAAAGTCTAATAAATCTGCCATAGTTAACCCTCTATACTATTTATATTGCCATTCTTTCTCTTTCGTGGAATAACTTTCTTTTTATCGGGCACGACATTATGCCGCTTATACGGACTGTCCTGGCTAAAGAGGACTCGATGATATCTTGTCTTTGGTATTGTCTTCATTGTTACAGTCTTCTGGTTCTTACTACCAATTGTGTATTACACCACACATTATGAAAAAGCAGGTGGTAAAATTAACCAAAACTATTATGGTTCTTACCACTGCAATTGCATCTGCTTCTTTATCGGAGGAACCGGCCTTTTCGCCTATACTCTTAGCCCAAATTCTCCAATACTTATTCATCATATCTATTTATACCTTTACTCTTCTTCGCAAGATAATTTACCTTCCTTTCGGAATCGTTTATTTCAACCTATTACGGTAGTAACTAGTACACTCGTACATGCTATCTGCAATATTGTCTTTAACTTCTTGCTCACATTTTTCTGTTAGTTGCTTATTGCTGGCTGAGCCAATAACTAAAGCGATTAATATGAGTGCCCACATAGTACTTCTCCTAAATTTTGACAGATGTTATTATCTATCATTGCAGTTTTATTTCAACTATATTCTTTGGTACTATATAGTCTTTTACGAATCTCTTAATAATTCGGTTAAAAAATCATCAAACATATTTGGGTTATCTTTACATACCTTTCTGACATTTTTTTCCAATATTTTCAAGCCCTTCTTATTACCTTCTGCTTTTAATTCTGTAACTCTTTCTTTAAACTTATCAAAGTCAAAGTGGTTGATTGAATGTAACTTTGGTTTCCAGACTATAGTGGATTCAGGAGGACGGCCGGTGGTGATGTAATTTATTGAGTTTGTCATAATATATTCCTTTATTTAATTTATACGGTTAGTATACTACGGTTCGACACCTTTGTCAACACATAGTTTCATATATTTTTCGATCATTCTATCTTCTTCTTCTTTTTCCCACTTCTGAAATTCTTTTAGCATCCACTTTTCGGTTGACTTGTTTGTTGCATTGAACCCGTGGCGACCTGTACTGTTGTATATTTCGGTGATTTTATCTCTAACCTTCCAGTATACATTATACATATAGTGCTCATTATATACTTTGGCCGAAGATTTTATCCAATCATCCATTTCTTCCTCGTCATTAACATTAGGGGCTTCTTCGTGACAAAGTGCGCAAAGCAGTCTATAATATTTAGGGGCATCATACTGTGGATCGTAACCCGACTGGGCCCAGTGTACAATATGAGCTCGTTCAGTTTTTCTTTCATATCCACAACGCCAACAATGAGTGTCCATCTCTGACGCATCTACTGGATAGTCGCACTCATCAATATTTCTGTCACCCCAATCAACTATCTGTTTTTTAGTGGTCTTCATATCGGGACGTTTTCTCATAGCTTTTCTCCCACGTCGAAACCCCTAAATGTTTTAAACCTAGGGAACCTTAAACTATACTCACCATTATCTGCCTGAGTAATAACATCTGCTCTTATCTCTACTAACTGACCGATCACATCGTCTCTGTTGTTCCAGATGGACTCTCTCATTTCATCAGTAAGTCCGGAACCTACATTGACTCCTATAGTAACCCCATCATCAATACCTTCACAAACAAGTGCACCTGTAGTACCTTCAAACTTGCCTTGGCCTTCTTCTATATCAATAACAGTGAGTGTTACTTCAATAATGGGTTTGATTTTTAACCAAGAGTCTGATCTTTTACATTCATATATGGCTTCAACTGGTTTGACCATAAGACCTTCGTAACCTTCGGCAATAGCAATTCTATTCATGTTTTTAAACATTTGCTGGCCTTCGGCAGTATCCAGGTTAACTCTGGTGAAGTCTACCTTTCTGATACACTCATCAAAAGGAAGTTCAGCCAGTATCTCTTTCCTTTCTATAGTAGTGTTACTACCTTTACCTGCATTAAATTCGGAAAGATCAAGTACATCAAAGAGGGCAAGATATGCATCAGACGTATCAACATCGGTCTTTCTATATACTTGTTTCATTAGAGCTTGAAAGTTCTCACTCATAATCTCACCATCAAAAACCATATTATTAAATTCTGGTTTACTTAATGCTGCTTCTATATGAGGGAAGTTAGGAAACACCTTACCATTTCTACTATAGAGAATTGCTGTATTATTCTGCACGATTGCAATACATCTTACTCCGTCATACTTGTTTTCTATAAGTACCTGGCCTACAAGTTTCTTTTCTTCTTTAGCGCCGTCTCTTGCCAACATACATCCAAATACTGGTATAGTACCCTTGGCTACTTTATTAACGGTCTTCTCAGAGAATCCTGCTTTAAAGTCTTTTAATAGAATCGGTCTATACCAATCATTCCATGTATCACTGCAGCAACCACCTTCTACCTTTATGATGGCATCTCTAGCAGCATGGCCAGTAAGTTCTCTGGCGATTAATTTATCCAACAGTTCTTTAAATCTAGGCCATGTTGATTCCGAAAGTTCTTCGTTGTAAGTGTAAGCTCGATAGTGATCTGTAATAGGTGGAACCGATTGTACACCATAGGTAATTAAGGGAGTTAAAGCATATTGAAGGCCTTCGACAAACTCTTCGTTATCCATGTGTTGCGAAATAACTTCTTGTTTAAACAGTTTACTGTTGTCTGATCTTAATAGTTTAATTATCTCACATGGTTTCATTACACTTCTCCAGTAATGTGCTTATAGATTTCTTTCCATCTGTGGAATCTTGGAATCTCTCCACTATAACTTGCGTTGTGTGTATGAGCTACAAGGATAGAGTTAAGACCTAATTCAACCCCCAGTTCAGCGTTGCCAACTTTATCTTCGACCCAGAAACAACCCGTGTCTCTGTAAGGCTCTAATGCGTCATCTTTATCAGCGCCACAGGGTAGACATATTACTTCATCCCACAACTCCCTACCGAATAGTAGGTCTAGGTTCTGATACCTCAATCTTTGGGCATACCTATCACTACTTAATGATGTAATACAGTGGAATCGATATCCATGTAACATATTAAGTCTCTTCATGTAATACACTGCATCTCTTAGAGGTGGTAAGAATGCGATTGCTGCAGACTCATTAAACAGTCTGACTAATCTCTTGGCAGTAACTTTATCTAACTCAAACCTCTTAGCAATGTCATACTCGTTAATGTTCTTTGTTGGGATGTCTTGGTGGTGCATCCACTGAGTAAATGAGTATTCCCAGTCACATAGTACACCATCACAGTCAACCAATATTATATTTTCTTTAATTGTATTTCTCCTTAATATGTGTATATTATACTATGGTTCTACCTTTTTGTCAACACTTTTTTTCATTTATTTTCGACAATAAAAAAACCCTCAAAGAGAGTGGTTTAAAATTCTCTTTGAGGGGTATATTATACTACAATCACTAGTAAATGTAAAGGGTTATTTTAATATATTTACAATCTTTTGTGCTAAATCTTTAAACTGATCAATGGTCACACCACGAGTAGTTTCTGCACTGGTACCCAACCGAATACCACTTGTTTCCATGAATGGTCGAGGGTCATTTGGAACACCGTTCTTGTTTACGGTGATGCCAGCAGCTTCAAGCAGGTCAGCCGCTTCACGACCACTATACTTACTATTACTTAAATCCATTAAGATGATATGACTATCAGTACCACCTGTTTGTACTGGAAATTCGTTTGCTTCAAAGACTGCACACATCGCTTGTGCATTTTCAATTACTCTTACTGAATAATTTTTAAACTCTAGTGTATCAGCTTCTATGAAACATTGAGCCTTTGCGGCGATGATATGCATTAGTGGCCCACCCTGAGTGCCAGGAAAGATTGCACTATTAATACGTTTACTATAACTAGGATCATTCCAAAGTATTACTCCACCTCTTGGGCCTCGTAAAGTCTTATGAGTTGTGGAAGTAACCACATCAGCATAAGGAATTGGACTATCATATACACCACCAGCAATAAGGCCAGAGTAATGAGCCATATCAACCATAAGCAATGCTCCTACCGAATCTGCGATCTCTCTAAATCGTTTCCAATCAATTTGTCTTGGATATGCACTTGCACCAGCAATGATCATTTTAGGTTTGTGAAGTGCAGCTAATAATTGGGCCGTGTCGTAATCAACGAGGCCGTTCTCATCAACTCCATATGTATATGCATCATAAATTTTGCCTGAGATATTTGGAGGACTACCGTGGCTTAAATGCCCGCCACTAGCTAAGTCCATACCGAGAATCTTATCACCGGGTTTTAAGAATGCTTGATAGACTGCAGTGTTAGCATTTGCACCGCAATGTGGTTGAACATTAGCATATCTAGCTCCAAACAATTTGCAAAGAGTATCAATAGCTAATGTTTCGATATCATCCATGTGATCACAGCCATTATAGTATCGCTTGCCCGGATAACCTTCAGCATACTTATTTGTAAGTATACTACCAGCAAGATCCATTACAGCTTGACTAGCAAAGTTTTCACTTGCAATTAGCTCTATTGTATTAGCCTGCCGATGCTTTTCATCATTCAGGATATTCAATATTCTATGATCCATTTTAATCTCCCTTTCTTTCTACAACTGGCTCTCTTGCTTTCATTACTTTAAAGAAGTCATTTTCTAAGAATCTGATTCTAGCTTCCAATTCAGCAATATATTTCTCTACAACATTCTTTTCGCATAGGGTTTCACAACAAATAGATATCTGTTGCTTAGCCCTAACAGATAAAGCATCTAGTCTCATTATTAGTTTCCAAATATCTCTTTACGTTTCTGTTCTGTGGTATATTGTTCTATTACATCAAGTAATGGTTTCACCCAATTGTCTCTGTGTTCAATAAAGACCTGAGGCTTTTCATCATCTACTGCAATTAGAATTACCAACTGTGTAATGGGCATTCCAGTACGTTCTTCCCACATAATAGCATAAGCTGCACACTGCATGAAGTAACCGGATATCCATTCTTTCTTTTTAAGTTTACGTGATGTTTTATAATCCACAATGGAGTTCTTTCCATCCCACACGCCTACACAATCCACTCTGCCAGCTAATCCTAAGTGTTCTGAATATAGTGGAGCTTCTTGTGAATAGACATTAGTCAATCTTGTATCCAATTCTTCTTTGACATCATGAAATGATTGCATCACATGCGGCATAACACCTTTGTCAAAGTCTGGATCATTATTAACATACCTCTCTAATAACTCGTGGACTGCTGTACCACGGCCTGATGCGACTCTTGATATCTTGTTGGCAGCTTCTGGTCCTACTCGAGCTCGCCAAGCCTGTATACTTTCCCTACTTAATATGGAAAGTACTGTAGTAATAGAAGGATAGTTACAACCATTAGGAGCGGCATATGTTCTACCAGAGGGTAGTGTTTCTGCAGTGAGGTCGTCATAGCCCAGATCAATTTTTTCATGTTTAAAGTTTCCCATTTTCAACTAGTTCCTTTGTCATAATAAAATCTCTTACAAGGCCAGATCTGACAATATCTTCCCAAGTAAATTCAACGTGATCGAAGAGTTTCATATTCTCTAAAATCTTTGTAAACCTTTGCAAACCACCTCTGTCACCTCCCTTAGTAAAGTCCGACTGGTAGTAATCACCACATAGAATGATTCTACAATTATTACCCAATCGAGTAATAACAGAACACAGTTCGTGGTATGTAAGGTTCTGTGATTCATCAATAAGAACGATACAATCAGTAAGAGTAATACCTCTAATAAAGGACGTAGTTAAGAACTCAATCTGTTTAGCAACTTGAAGTTTTTTCCAAGCCTCACCATCTTCAAACAGTTGTGACATAATAGCATAGTATGGAGCCTTATAAGCATCCTCTTTCTCTTCTAGTGTGCCCGGCAAGAATCCCATGTCCCTTGTAGGTACCGCAGATCTTACTATCACTAGTTTCTTCTGATCCTTATTCATAATATCCAATAAAGCCAAATATGTTGAGATATAGGTTTTACCCGTTCCTGCTGAACCAGATAATACTAAGTTGAATCCTTCTTTCCAAGATTTAAATACTGCCTCCTGGGATTTAGTAAGTGGGTCTAATGTGATTAAATGTTCTGTTCTCAATTTTGAAGGTTTCTTATTCATTTGGTTTTAATGTTATCCCGTAGTCGTGGAGGTAATCCTGCTTTAATTTTATCTTGTACTTCTTTCCAGCCGTCTCCGGCTATTTGGAGAGTACCCTTTGCTCCACTAATCAGTTTAGGTGCAGACACTACTTGTTGTATATTCTCATCCTTAACATGTTCTTCCATGTCAGCAATAGACATCATCTTGGTGTAAACTTCACCCGATGTTAAATCCTTAAAATCATATAGAGGCATGTGTAAACCACTCCGGTACATTGCGCTTAGTCCAATCCATTTTAAATCTTTCCTGTTTTGTGTGATAAAAGTTTCTGTATGATTCTACTACATCTGTGCCACCCAGGCCAACTACTACACACTCAGGATTTGACCCCATGGCTAGTTTGAATGCTGACTTGCAATTGGTGTGTAATATATTCTTTGGCAGTTCTTTTAACAGAGTCCTTAGTTTAGTATCTGTTGCATGAATTTTACCATACCTATATGTATATTCATCACATAGCGCTGTAAAATGTTCATAGTGCCAATTGTAATTGCAGCAGTTTTCTCTTGACCATACCGTACATGGATGATTGTGATGAACAGCCTTATAAAGGATATCCTCTCTATCGTCATGTAGTTCGTAATATTTTAGAGTTCTTTTGCCTGAGTTGGATGGCCGTTGGGTAATAGTACCGTCTAGCATCCGGTGGACAGTGGATAACATCTGAGCTGATTCTACGATCATTTTAACAACGTGTTTATCACACTGGTCTTGTGCAGCTTGGACTGGGTCGTCACTTAGTACAAATATATTCATAATGTATATTATATCACAGTTAGTTTAATTTGTCAACCATTTAATGTAGTAAAAGCATTCCAGCTCGATCTTGCCATAATGTAAATTAGGGCCCTTTAGACAAGGGCCGAAACCCTCTTAACCTTCTTTGACTGTCGCCATATACATATCTTCTATATGTCTATTCAGGAATTCTATTTTCTTCTGCATCTTATAAGCCAGAACGTCTTTTCCTTTGCGCTTCAGTTTTTTCTGATAGTATACTGCCTCTTTTTGGTCTTTCTTGAGGCGTTCAATTTGTACATGCATAGTCAGTACTCCATGGGTGAATTGATTGATTATCTATCATCATAAAGGTTCGTCTATAGGCTGCCCTCCAAGTTAGTTAAGTTATTTTTGAATTAAGTTAGGGAACGAATCTACAACTAATTTCTTAGTCAACCCCTTATACTTAAGGTTTTTATCTTTAGCTGCAATAAACACTTCAGCATCAGATGGGTGTACAGATTCAAGAATCTCTAAAAACAGACTTTCTCTTTTAATAGGATTCATGTCACTATACTTACCCTTAAAGAAATATGCAAATTTTCTATATTGGTTTTGAAGAGTCGCGTAGTTCATGCCGTCTGGCATATTATCTTTCTTGTATGGAGGGGCACCAGTAGGTAACGTAGTGACAACATCGTCATCGAAGTTCATTCTTAGAATATCTCTCAGTGGTGCAGAATTCATCTTCTGAAGATAAGCAATCTTATCCACTTTGCTTTGTATTTTGGCCTGTCCTTCTAGGACATCTGAGACTAGGTAATTACGCATTATAAAATTCCTCCACGCATTCAATCAGGTTAGTGCATCTTTTTTTAATCAAATAATTCAATACCTTCATTCTCATAGGTAGTTTTTGATCGTCATATTTATTTATAATAGATTCTTGAATGGTCTCCGGAATTTCATTTAAGTCAATTAAGGTCTTATTTCTTTGATAGTTACGATACAGATCCTCGGGCATAGCAGCTTTAAGGTCGTCACTATGTGTTAACCAATCATCAACTCTTGTCTGTCTTAATGGAGTTTGACTGAGGCCTTCGGTAATAAATGTAGCATCTTTAGATAATACATTTGGAATACCATCTCCAGCATCACCTCTCATGATGTGGTTAAACAAATAGTTTCTAGGGTTCTTATCTACCACTGCTTTCTTTTGTATAGGAGAGAACTGTTTTACATTGTTATACTTCTGCAACTGAATAAAATCTTTATCAGATGAAATAATCATAACGGGTTCGCCTTGACCGAACTCTTGGGTTCGTATAGCAAGGGCACCAATAATGTCATCAGCCTCACAACCTTCCATATGCAATACTTTGTATGGGAAGTTCTCCATGAGTTCTTCTCGGACTGTAGAAAGGATACGAAAGATTTCTGGCCAGTCCATATGACTAGTTGCATCTCGGCCCTTCTTTCTATTAGCTTTGTATTCGGGAAAGTACTGACGTCTCCAAGTATTCATGCCATCTGCACAGATAACCATCTGACCATATTCTTTTCGATACTTTTTATTGTACATACGAATACTGTTTAATATCATATGTCTAATCATATCTTCATCATTTAACTTTTGTACCATGATGTTTGAAAGTGCAATCTGGCTGTAATCAAGTAATATCATTTTTATTCGCTTCTATTTTTTTATAAATGGCATCTAAGTCTTCTTGTAAGAAGTGTTCAATGCCGCCATATCTCATAAACATTGAGGATATAAGATTTACTATCACGTGCATATCTTGTGATTCGGGATACACTGTATCCCTAAAGTCCATCTCATCAAACACAGAGTCTTCTGATGCAAAATAATCTTCAAGCATCATAAGAACAAATTCAGAGGTGTCTATACACTCTTCAGTGTAGTTTTCATATGCCCAATTTCTTTCGGACTCTATCTGTTCTTGCCGCTGCGCGGTTGGAAATGGTATTATATTATTCATAATAGGTATATTATACTACACTTAGTCCCCTTTGTCAACACTCATTTAACTAAATTTTTCACTGTTTGGCCGCCTATCTTACATGCGATGATCCCATTATAGTAATCCTCTGTAAGTAGTACATCCCGGTCAAACTGCTCCTTTGCTTCCATATATGCGAGTTCACCTTTACCCTTGCATAAGTGAAGCATCTCTCGGTGAAACCCTTCTGTGCCATATTCTTCTATCTCAGCTACTAGGTGTTTATTAGACCCCCAATATGTTCTCCAGTCAGATTCTACTTTAAGCTTCTTTCGCCGTTTTCGAGTCTTTGTTATGGGTAGAGTCTTCTGACTCC